ACAAAAGCAGGACGCATACCTGTGAAAATCATGGGGCCGTCACTGGAGCCATTCCCGGTGTAGCTTCCGCATTTGCACATACCGTCCAAGTTTTTCCAAAGATACAAGACCCATTTATCACCTGAACCTCCATAGTAGGAAGCATAGCTAATATCTGTACTGTTCCAGTTAGTAATACCAGAACCAGAATTAAGAAACGCTCCGCTAGTATTTAAAGAGCCGTAGGCAGGGTTTGTATAGTTTGATGTTACCGGAGACATAAAGTACCAACTATCCGCAGCGTCCCTTCTTTTGACTACTCCCATATCTGGTGTGCCGTTTAGGTTATGAGATATAGTCCCAGCACCCCCAGTACCTGTCCATGTAACTATGTCAAAAAATTCTGAGTTTTCTTTCCAGTTCCATGCTACATAGTCTTCAGCATTAGTATTTACTTGTACGTTGTTGCCCACAGAAAAACCATTGGAGTTAAAGCTAGATAGTGATTGCGCATCTGTTGCTTCAGCGTTAGTTGAGTTAGATGACAGGTACTTAGTCGCTCCACGAACAGCATCAAACAGCATGTGTTTGTCAGCGGCATCCCTGTTCTTAATCCATGTGAAGTCAGGCTGGAACTCTAAAGTGCTGATGCTCTGGCTTGTGCCATTGCCTGTATAAAGGATTGGTTCAAATACTTCATCAGGCTTAATGTCTGAGTTCGGCCCGATTGTGGGTTCTGGTAAATTGGTCGAATTTATTTCAAGCGCACCTGTTGGGACAGTATGCGCAAAACCATGCTGCCCCGCATCCAGCGTACAAACATCAGAAGCCCTGCCCGAAACTTGAACCACAAAACCGTTTGGAAATTTTGTGGTGCAGTCGGTATAAGCTGCTGTTCCTGAATTTTGTATTGTCCCGTTTTTATAGAAATAAATATTATCCCCATCAACCCTGACGCCAATTACATCACCAGACGTATAAGTATCTCCATAAGCCGCACCGCTAGTACCGTTCTCTTGCTTATTTCCATTGTTCCTGTAATTGTATCCTTCCGGATTCCCGCCCCATCCTGTATTCGGGTCGCATATTCCAATAGCGACCTCAGTCGCGACAGTTGTTGCTTCTACTTCAAAATACCAATGTTTATCTGCCCCGGTAGGGGCAAGCATCGAACCATAAGCGTGTTCGTTAGGAGTAGTCCCAGAACCAGTTGCAACAAGATTGCCATTTGAGAAATCCATTTTTGTTGCTGTTGTGCGGAACTTTAATGGGTTAAATGTTGGATAATTATTAGTAGGCGTATCTGTTACTTGGTCATTGGCGGCAAGCCCTGAAGAAGTGAAATTGTTACCGTTGCCTGATACGTCTGTGCCGAGTGCGGCAGAGTTGCCAAAGTCTAGCAAGAATCCGTTATTTCCCCATGTGATGCCTGATAAATTTGATGGGCAAAGTACACCGTTTTTCAATTCGGTGAAATCATCGTAATCAAGGTATTGACCATCAACAAAAGCTACCTGTGATAGATAATAGTCACCGTAATTATTGGGATATGAGGCAGTAAGTCTCGCAATGTTTTGCTCTGTTGAAGCCACGTTCATATAGTTTGTGAACGCAGAAGGCGTATGCGTATCCAGAGACGCGCCATTGACTATTATTTCTGATGCTGTAGTTCCGTTTTTCCTTACTAGAAGGTGTAACCACCCGGAAGGGTCGCGGTGTGATACGTTTGCATTGCCTAGTAAATCCCTTTGTATTCCAGATTGTGTTTTATCCCAATAAAAAGTAGATGTGCTTCCTGTAAACGTCACCCTTTCATAGTTACTTACATTCGGGCCTGACGCAAAAATTTCTGCGGAATCGCTGGGGCTTACTAGTTTTATCCATGTACTAAACGTCCATACTCCGGCACTTGTTGGTGTCGCCTGTGTTCTGGTTAGATACGGACTGTCACCATCATTGAACCGACAGGAATAATCCACCGTGTACGGATAGAAGCTACCAGCATTCCCTGCTGCACTTTGCAGTGCTGTAATTAACTCATTGCTCATATGGAGTTTCCAACATAAGCACCGTACAGAGTGCTAGAGACTTTCCAGAATACCAGCGTGTCGGCTGCTGTTAGAGTCGGTGCAACATTACCGCCACTTGTCACCCATGTCATAGTAGGCCAAGTGATTGTGTAGCTTCCTGCATCTGTAAGTATCAGAACGATAGCGTCACCAGATGACAGCGAGTCAGTAAATGTAGTGTTGGCTGTTATTGTCTTGGTCTGTATGGCCCCGTTGGTAGCGTCAAAGGCTGTGCCGGTTAAAGCGTAGACCGTGGAGCGTATTGTCTTGTTGGTCAGTGTCTGAGTGTTGGTCGCTGTGGTTGTGTCGGCATCATAGCCCTGAACCGTTACACCAATGTCTGCATTAGTCAGCGCGTTAGCAACACTAAATGTGCCAAACGCGATAATATCAACCAGATCGTTTAATGCAGCGCCGGTGGTCAAGACAATACTGGTTCCATTTGTCGCAGTGTAATCAGTTCCTGCGATCAGCTTGACACCGTTCATGTAAACATCAACAAAGCCAACATCATAAACAATGGCGAACGTTGTCTGACCAGACGTTGCCGTATAAGTTGCTCGGTTGCTTGTTCCGTTCACGGCGCTTCCAGCATCCTGCCATGCAGTGCCAGAATATACTCTCAATACATCTGATGTTGTGTTGTAGTACAGCATCCCGGCTGCAAGCGGATCGCCATCATTATCGGTTGTGGGGTCTGAAGCGAAAGCCCCCAAGTAAATATCGGTAAACTCATCAAGAGCAGCCTCTGCGCCAGCCTCAGCAGTAGCCGCATTAGTCGCACTCGTTGCCGCGTTGGTAGCAGAAGTTGCAGCAGCAGTTGCTGACCCTGATGCCGCTGTCGCCGACCCAGCAGCCGCAGTTGCGCTACTGCTCGCATTCGCCTCCGAAGTAGCCGCTGCACTTGCCGAAACACTGGCATTATTTTCAGAAGTTAGAGCATTTGCCGCACTCGTTGCCGCAGCAGCCTCAGAAGCACTGGCCGCTGACGCTGAAGCACTTGCCGCTGAAGCGCTAGTTGCGCTATTCGTGGCTGAAGTTGCCGCATTAGTCTCCGCTGTTTCGGCTCCGGTCTGAGCAGTTTCGGCAGCAGTCTGAGCGGTTTCGGCAGCAGTCTGAGCAGTCTCCGCAGCGGTCTGAGCAGCTTCGGCTGCTGTCTGGGCTGTACTCGCAGACGCGGCACTTGCGGCACTAGCTGAAGCAGATGAAGCCGCTGCTGCCTCCGATGTGAACGCATTTTGCGCAGCATTTTGAGCCGCAGCCTCATAAAACGATGCCTGAAACTCACTTGATGCCGCTGCTGAAGCACTTGCCGCTGCCGCTGCCGATGTCCCAACCCACCATAGTGGAGATGTGGCTGGATCGTGATTGATGTTAGATGCCTGCAATGATGTGTACAGGATGCCATCAGTACCCACCACGTTTTGATTGATTGCGTATGTTGATGTGGCTGACCAGACAAACTCTAGCGGAACCCACCATGTGGGAGATGTTGAGGGATTGTGATTAAGGTTGCCGGTCTGTATTGATTGGTACTGCAAAGTGTCATAAGTGACAGTTGCGCCAACGTCATAGTTAATACCAGCGTTCCATTCAACTGAGTAAAGCAGGGACCAGTAGCCACTTGTGGTGACAGGGTTATTGTTCTGGTTGCCGGCCAGCAGGGAACGGTAATATTGACCATCACTACCGATAACAACGTCATTAGTCCCGTATATTCTGGTTGACACCCATTCATCACCAAAGTTTGTAGCTGTCTCACCAACCGGGTCACGCGATACGATCTGAACGTCATTATTGTTGGTCAGGGTAGCCTTGGCTACACCCTCAAAGAAGATGTTAGGCTGCCTGCCAGACGCATCGAGAAGCACCGGGTTAGTGTTAGGAATCTCACTGTTAATGTCAGCAAAGGTAGTCTTTGGCGTAGTGGTCCCAGATTCATAGAAATAAATCTTACCGTTGACCAGTGGATCACCAGAGGCATCAAAATATTGTGTGTCTAAATCGCCAAATCTTGCCATTGTTTGTTACCTTCCTGATATTTCTTCTGTTGCTGTCTTGGCTAAGTTTTGAGAAAGCGCTTGCAATGGGATATTTGTTACTTTGGATATTGCCATTTGCACACTTCTTAAAGCAGTTCTGTCATTGATAGCCTTGGTAATTATTGCTGGATCTTCACTTAAAAGAATCCTTGTAACTTCAGCGGCTTCTTCATCAGTAATAGTGGGATTGAATTGCCTAATAACTCTATCAAGCAACCCAGCACTAGCCATTATATCACCACGCCCAGCGCCCATAATTTCAGTTGCAACTCTAGCGGAGCCACTTGCTCCTTGTCGCATAATAGATTGAATGTTCTGTGCTGTAGGAGATCCACCAAGCATTGTTGTGTATGCTTGCGCCACCCTTGCTGAAACGCCAAGTTTTTCAAGCGCTTCTGGCAATAGTTCTTCTGGGAATAGCGTCCTAAAATTCATACCCTTTGTTTGCTTTTCATCCAGCAAACTCTCAATATATGATTTCCTGTTTTTTCCACCAGCGCCAGCTTTTACCGCAGCGAGATAGCCAAGCCTTAAAGCAGCTAATGCGTTTGGATTTCCTTGCGCCAAAGTTTCAAGAAATATATTTTCAACCTCATCGTTGGGCATATTCATCATTCTTTTTCCAACTTTAAAAGCATCGTTGACCTGAAATGCGCTTGATGCCACACTTCTGGCATCAGCAATGCCTTCAGCGGAATCGTCAATCATTTTTCTTAAAGCTGGTAACGCTTCGCTAAGATTTATACCAATTTGTGCATCAGCACCACCCTTTTCTATTAGCTTGTTAGATTCGGAATCTATAACTCTACGCAGATATTCTGCGTTACCTATAGTGGGCGTTGAAGTAAATTCTATTCCTTCATCAGTCATCTTAAATAAATTCTTGCCTGTTAGCGACCTAAACGCTTCATTAAGTTTTCTACCGCCTCCGGGATACCTGCTTATTAAATTTATCATTTCATTTCGCATGGCATCATCTGCAACTCTATTTAACCCATCAACTTGCTGGTAAGCTTTATTTGTAATTTGTCTTAACCGATCTTGCGTAGCGTTAGCTTGCGCGTATACATTTCTTTCCATTCCGGAGCCAAGGCCAGTGGTAATCGTTTCAACAGCTTCCTCTTGACGACCGCCAACATCTAACTCTCGTTTCCCATATATTTCAGCGCCAGCTTGCCTGCTTCTTGCTTTTAAAGCGCGTATTTCTTCAGCAATCACAGGATTGGACGGCATAATATCTCCGCGCATCAGCATCTCAACAGCTTCCTCTGGAGATACACCAGCCTCAGATACTATTCTCTGTATCTCTCTATTTACAGTGTCCCTACTAGTTCGTCTTGCTATAACTCGTAAAGCGTCAACACCCATGCCAAGCAACGAACCTGCGCCCTTTCCAATAGTATATATACCACCACCAACAACACCGCCGGCGCCAGCTTGCCCTGCTACACTAGCATTCAATCTAGAAAGTATGTCGCCTTCTTGAGACCCAATAGCGGCAATACCTGACTCACCTGCACTTAGACCGATAGTTTTCGCCAATTTTGGGAAAAACTGGCTCATTACGGCTGATGTTTGTTCTGGGGTGGCTAATGCTGGACCACGACCTTTTGTGGCGATGGCAAGTACAACTGATGGTATTATTCCACCGAGAAACTCATACGCCATAGATTCATTAGGGTTATCCCTAACATAGCTTTCTAGTTTTTCATTTATTTCTTGTTTGGCTTGTGCGTAGTTTTGGTCGGGTAACAATGCTCTCAACCCTGCCTCAATATCATCGCCCAAATTCAATGTTATGCCTTGCACTATTGATCTAACCTTTTGACTTTCATTGCCAAAACGCTCAACCTCAGGGGTTATTCCAAGCAATATTTTTTCTTGCTCCCAAGGCTTTAAAGAGGCGTTTGTTGATTGGCCTTCAACCTCTCTTTCCATTTCCCACGGCTTTATTTCTTCAGCCATAATCAGTTAACCTTTTGCCAGCTTGATTCAATTGTTGCATCACCACCAAGATATCTATATCCACCCACCTCCTCACCTACGTCATAAGAGGATAGAGCGGTATAAAAGTCGCTAAGTGTTGGTAACTTTCCTTTAAATCCGCGAAGTGTCCCATTTTCTTGGAAGTATTCAGCTTGCGCAACCCTTTGCTCGTAAGCGTTATTCATTTGCATGTAGAGTTTTCGCAATCTTTTCGCGTTTTGTTCAGGCTTCAGGCTTGGATTGTACGCTCTTGCAACAAGCTGTTCTCCTTCCTTCTGGGCAAACTGTCCACCAAGAACTTCGCGAAGATTTAATTGGACAACACTACCGACACGATCTATTGCGTCTTGCGCCTCAGGGTTTAAAACCGCCCGAACAAAATCAGGAGCCAGCCCAACCATAGGGCCGGTTAACTCCTCACCGCTTTCTAGCCGTGACAGAACATCAGATATATTAGCTATATTACCCGCCATTTCTGAAGCGCCACCGCTAATAAATGGTAAATATTGTTCCGCAAAAGCCTTGTCTACAGCATCTTGCCCAGTTGTTCCGGTGCTTACAGTAATTACCTGACCACTTCCACCAACTTCGGATATTTGACCAGTAGTTGATATTTGCCACTTCTTAGATGTATCTAAACCAAGCGCTGCTACAGCGTCAGGGGAAAGCATTCCGCCTTGTGGTTTTTCAGCACCTCTTGCTATTTCCTCACTACCTCTAAATCTAATATCGCCTTGTCCAAGTGTATATTCTTCAGGTGCAGCAGGTGCGGCAACATAACCACGGGCAATACCAGTTTCATTGGCCTGCTTTAAAAAGTCACCCAACTGAGAATAAGCGTTTTGATCTCCAGCCTGTGCAGCTTGTGCAAGTTTCAAAGCCTGCATAGTGTCAGATGGGTCTGATCCGGGTAAACGTTGCAATATGCGCAGTCGGTCATTGGCAAGATCAATAATTCCAGCAATATTGTTTTGCCCATACATCTGATAAGCCGCGCCAGCGTCCTGATACATAGCTTTCATTCTGGCTTCATCAAGCTGTTGCATTTGCTGCTGGAACTGCGGGACAGTGCCACCAAGAATGGCTCCTATTCCCTGAAGTTTTTGACCTGAAGTATATTCGTTAGCCATGATATTTATGCCAGCCCCCTTATAAAACTTGGATCGTAAGATATTCCGGCTGGTGATGTGACGTATGGTCCACCAGCTTGTATCTGACCTTGGAGCGGATTTTGATAATTTACAAAAGCAGGCTCATAAACACCGCCAGATTTACTGGGAAAAAGTGTTGGTAAAAAATCACGCCCTTGGCCTGCCGCTGTAATAATATCTTGCGGATTCAGCCCGGGAACTTGCTGGTATGACGCTGGCTGTACACCAGCTAAATTACCACCCATACCCTGTAAGGCGTTTGCTCTAGCAAGCAAATCATTAGCCACATTTACTCCGTAAGCATCAGATAACCGCTTGTAAATATCTGCCTGAGTTCCTGTTAGACCAGAAAGTATTCCTGCTTGAGTCCCACCAAGCCCTGTCTGAGTGTTAGCCAGATTTACAGCAGTCTGACCAATGTTGCCAGACATATCTCGACCAGTTTGCATCTGATAACCTGCACCAGTAGCACCAAGATTAGCAGCACCTGTAGCCATGTTTTGAGCAAGCCCGGCAGACGTTGCAGCAGCACCATAACCGCGAGTAGCTATATCACCCAATCGGTTAAACTGGTTCTGGAAGTCCTGACCGTAAAGGTCGGCAGTCAGTTTGGTTAGATCCTGCCTGACATTGCCACCGCCTAAGCCACCAAGTGCAGCCGCATTTCGTGTCAATGCTCGCTCAGACTGCTCCTGTAGGTAGCCCAAGGCTGGCGAGTTCATATACTCGTTTAACGCCCGCCGCTGTGCTTTTGGACCAAGCGCACCAGTTAATGCTGCTTGTCGCTGTGCGGCCTGCTGACCATATTCTCGATAGGGAGCCTGATATTCCTGCGCTCCAGCAAAATCGCTTCGAAACCTATCTTCAACTCCACCCAGCGTTTCTAGCGCAGGTTTTAAACCAGCAGTCTGCTGCATAAGATTCGGGTTAATGTTCTGTAACTGCTCTGGAGAAATACCGTAACGAATGGCTGCTCGGTTAACTTCTTCAGCCGTTAATGGACCGCTTTTTAAAAACCGCTGACTTAAAGCCTTATTTATCTGCTCGTCTGAATAACCACCACCAGCGCCATAGGCCATACGAATGCCAGTAATATCACGCCCTGTTGCGCGTTTAATATCTTGCGGGGTTACGCCATAGGCAGGATTGTTCAGCATAGCCTTGGCTATCTGCTCGTCTGTTGCATTGGGGTTTTTTGCCAATACCGCCTTTATTTGCGCATCAGTAAGTTTAGCCATAGTAATTACCCATCATTTGCATTTCACGCATCATCTGAATCTGTTCTGGCGTGAGAGAGGATTGATCAACCTGTGGTTGACTTGTAGGGATCTTTTGTCCCTGAAGCGCCAGAATATTATCAATCACACTGGTATCAAAAGGCTGAAGTGTTGCCATTGATGCCATCTGCTGCGGATCAATACCAGAGCCTTTGGCCTGCAATCTTCCGAATGATGGCTGACCGAGCAATGCAGCGTTCTGCATACCAAGACCAGCAAGCAAAGTGTTCTGGGCGTTCATACCTGTCTTTTCAGCAAGCTCAAACTGCGGGACAGCCATGCGTTCATAATATCCGGGTAGTGTACCCATCTGCTGTTGGATAACATCTCGCTGCGCACCATACGCAGGAGAAATCATCTCAAGCGCTTGATTTCCATATTTGAGAATGTCCTGACGCGCCTGCTCACGTTGACGAGCAGCCATCTCATTTTGCTTTTCTACCGCTTTGCGGTTTTGCCGCTGAGAAAGATAGCTACCCCCAGCGCCAAGAAGTGTGCCAGCACCAGCCGCAGCACTACCGCCTCCGATCGCTGATAATGCTGGCACTGCCTTTGCCCCTATCGCTAGTGCTGCTGGTATTGCTTGTGGCATAATTCCTCCATCGCCCTTCTTTCGATACCCATCTGTATCATAGAGCAAAGTTTTCCGTTTTTCATATAAGAGTTAGTGTTTTCACCTTGCCTAACAAAACCCATTGATGCCGCATAAGCTATGGCCTTTTTGTTAAAACTTGGTATATTTGTTGATAGCTTCTCTATATCTCCAGACAGAAGCATCTTGTAGCATAGGATACCAGCTTCGTGAGCATATTTCCTAAAATGTTTCAACATGCAAATGTGGCATTCTTGCATTACTGATGTAATCTGAACAAATCTAAAAGAACCTGCGCATTCGCCATCAACTAACACGCAAACCCAATTTTCATTTACTATGTCTGGCACTGATACGAGTTCAGCGTCATCTTCAGCCATCTCGTCCCAGCATTGTTTCATTATCATCAATGCTACTGAATAATCTGTTAATCTTGTAATTTCTACTTTTGCCAAAATAACAAGCTTCCGTCAAACTAAAAGCCATCCCTGCGATCTGTCACCGCCTATATCTGGCAGCATCTTACGGTACTGGATCGAGCCAGCAGACCCGGTTGAGTCAATGTATAAGCTGTACTGTCTAGCCTCCACAACGCCCTCTGGGGAGCCTACACCGACAATAGGGATGCTTAACGCCGCATCTTGTGTCCACTGCCTAAAAGCCTGCTCCATCGTCCCGTCATCACGGGTGATCGGCTGTGCTGCATTGAGTAGCGGGCTTGTCACTTGTCACCGCCAACAATGTTAGCCGTAAGCTGGATAATCACCGGCTTAACAGCATCAGACAATGTAAACCTGAATAATTCAAAGCGTGATGCCCTGCCATTCCTGCGCCAGATAGCCCTGCGGCTGTACTCACCAATCTTACCAATGCTTCTGGATATTGGGTCACTCCATGTCTTACCATCCTGACTGCGCTCAAGCGTGATCTGCGGATCTGCAACAGCATTATTACCAACGCCTGATTCAACAGTGAGTTCCAAGCTGGGGAAGAACACAGACTGCATGTTGTTCTGAAATGGCTGGGTAGCCACTCGCCTGATGATTGCCCCGCTGTACTCGGTATAAACGTCAGGGCTTAAAATACCAACCCTGCCATCAAGAATGTCACCACAAAATACTTTACCGTAAGACTTAACGACAGAAGCCACTCTCAGGCCACCCAGAACGCCATCTACGAGCGATTTGCGCTCATGCCAACGTTGAGTAGTCATGTCATAAACAAGCGTTGTAGAAGGCAATGCAAAGCCTATAAAGTAGGCTCCCTTCTGAGCGTATGTCCAAGCATATATGCCAGATACCTGTGTCTCGGTAAGACCTGTCAGGATAGAGTCAATAGCCGTGGTTGAGATCTTGGTTGTACTGTTACCGTTTAGCGCCCAGATTGCAGGTGATTCGTTATTACCACCACCAACCCACATAAAGGTATCCTGAGCGTTGATCAGCGAGTAAGGGGCAAAGCATCCCTTCTGCAAGTACAGACCTGTTCGCTGGAACGGGAAGTCAGCACCGCCCACGTTCTGAAACGCCTCAAACGTCTCGCCACCAGATATGAATAACTGGTTCTTGTAAACAACCGGGGCAACAATGTCATCAGGGTCTGATTCAGCAGTGCCAAAGTCTAGTGCGCTGTAACTCAAGCCGTCATTCAGTGCGCTGATGATAAACTTCTTTGTATCAGTGGTGATCAAGAAATAGCCATCAATAAATACCACAAACTGCGGTGCGCCATTCGCCGTGAAATCTGTGTCTGTTATCTGCTGGAAGGTGTCAGTGACATGGTTGTAGATGTAACCGTTACCACCGGGGAC